ACGCCGCCAACAACATCCGCCAGCTGGCGCCGGCAATCATGTCGGTCCTGCCGCTGGAGTACCGCAACCGCCTGGCGCCGCAGAACGACACGATGTCGCTGATCGCCTCTGCGATGAAAGAGTGTGCCGAGGCTAAACAGGCCATGCTGCTGGACGCTCCAGAGCATCAGAAGCTGAAAGAGGTAAGCGAGGGTATAGCTTCGCTGTTCCGCCTCATGCCGGAGCAGGTAGGCCCGCTGATGACGATGGTCACGTCGATGTTGGGGGTTATGTGATGGGAAGTATCAAAAATGGCGAAAGCCAGTCTGCGCGAACAGAACTGGCCTTCAGATGCAAATCGTGTGCACTCATTGCAGGAGGGATAATGGCAAAAAATCCACGCTATTACCATACCGCTGTACATAAAAACATAACCCGCGACCGCTTCATCCGATCGGTTAACCCGATTGTGGCAGAGAAGATGCGCGCCATTCTGGAAGAACTGAAACGTAAGGAGAGTGGCCGTGGGTAACGTATCTAATTTAGCCGAAGCCAGAGAGGCCAGAAGGCTCCAGAAACCGCGCACGAATGACGGTAAGGGGTTTGCCTTGCTGCACCGTAAAATTATGGATGTGCCGTTCTACAAGGACGCTGAGGCGGCTCATTTATGGGTTCACCTGCTCCTGCGCGCTAATCACGAACAGACAATGGTTTCGACTGATGTTGGCGATGTGATCTGCGAACGCGGAGAGTTCATTACCGGTCGTAACACACTGGCAATGGAAACGGGTTTGACCGCTGATCGCGTTAAATCACTGCTCCGTAAATTCCAGAACCTGGGCATGATCACCACCAAATCGAACAACCGTTTTACTGTTCTAAAAGTGGTCAAATATGACGAATATCAGTCAAATTCTTGTCCAGCCGATGTCCAGCCAGTGTCCAGCGCAAACGCAGTTATATCAATGCCTGCGGAGGTGGAGTGTCCAGCCGATGTCCAGCCAGTGTCCACAGATAACAATATATTAAATAACTTACTACCTAACGGTAGTAAGTATGTCGCAAATGACCAGAAACCCGCTGAAGAGAAAAAGTCCCGTTTGTCATGCGATGAAGTATGGCAATGCCTGAAAGACGAACTGCCTGAAGCTCGGGGATGGAGATGCCTAACTGATGAGCGACGCAATCTCATCCGCACCTTCTGGGGTAAGGCTAACAAAATTGCCCGCAACCTGGACGGCAAGCCGATGGACATGGACGGTTTCAGAAGTTATCTGCGCTACATCGCTCAGAACTGCCGATGGATGCTTGAAGACCGACCAGACCAGAAATCCGGGAAGACCTGGCGCCGCATGAAATTCGATAAGTTCCTGACCGAAAAGCTCTACATCGAAGTGCGCGAGGGGGATCGTGATGACCGCTGAATTCATGGCTGTACCACAAAACCTCGAAGCAGAGCAGAGCGTTATCGGTGGCCTGCTGCTGGATGATGACAACAGCGAGCGAGTCCAGAAGGTTCTGGCGATGCTCAAGCCTGAGTCGTTCTACAGCCGACCTCACCAGCTGATCTTTGCCGAGATGCGCCAGATGTTCCGCGACAACAAGCCAGTCGATGGTCTGACATTGTTCGACGCGCTTGAAGGCAAAGGGCTCGCGGAGCAGGTAGGTGGCTTTGCTTACCTTGCGGAGATCGCCAAGAACACTCCCAGCGCTGCAAACATCGTGGCATACGCAGCATCAGTCCGGGAAGCCGCAATGGAGCGCTACGGTATCAACCGCCTGACCGAAGCTACTGAGTTGCTGTATTCCCGCAATGGCATGAGTGCCACGCAGAAGTACGAGGCCATTCAGGGTATTTTCACCCAACTCGCAGACCATTCAAAAACCGGCAGTCGCCGTGGGTTGCGGTCGTTCGGGGATGTTATGGATGACTGGGTAGCGGATCTGGAGAAACGATTTGACCCCTCAGGCGAACAGCGCGGGATGAGTACCGGTATCCCGTCACTTGACCGGCTACTGGCGCCGAAAGGTCTGGTTAAAGGCTCTCTGTTCGTAATTGGCGCAAGGCCAAAAATGGGCAAAACAACCCTGTACGGGCAGATGGCAATCAACTGCGCGGTTAGTGAGAAAAAGCCAGCGCTGATGTTCAGCCTGGAAATGCCGAGCGACCAGATCCTCGAAAAACTGGTTGGTCAGAAGTCCGGCGTAAATCCGAGCATTTTTTACATGCCCGCCACGGATGACGCCGATGATCAGTACCAGGGAGACTACGACGGCGACTTTAAGAAGGCGATCGCTACAGCCGGCCGACTGAGTGAAATCGACATGCTGTACATCGACGACACTCCTGGCCTGTCACTTGCGCATATCGTTACCGAATGCCGTCGAATTAAGCGCGAGAAAGGCTGCGTAGGCATGATTCTGGTTGACTACTTGACGCTGATGACCGCCGAAAAAGCAGACCGTAATGACCTGGCCTACGGGATGATCACCAAAGGGTTGAAGAACCTCGCCAAAGAGCTTGGCTGCGTCGTCGTGCTGCTGACCCAGCTCAACCGCGAACTGGAGAAGCGAGTGAATAAACGCCCGTTACCGAGCGATTCCCGCGACACAGGACAGATTGAGCAGGACTGCGACTACTGGGTTGGCATCCACCGGGAAGGTGCTTTCGATGACAGCGTGCCGCCTGGAGAAACCGAGTTAATCCTGCGACTCAACCGCCACGGCAGTACCGGAACGGTTTATTGCAATCAGATCAACGGGGCAATTTACGACACAGACCAGCAGGCCGCCGCCGCAGAACGCCGCGGGCGAGAGCAGCAGCCGAAAAAGAAAGGGGGCTTCTGATGAAAGGCAAACAGGCAATTCTGCGTTATCTCGAAACGCACCGGACCTTCACTGCGAAGGATGTTTCCGCCGAGTGCGGCATGACCATCAACTGCATCACGAAGAATGCTATCGATCTGGAACGGTCCCGCAAGATTGTCCGCGTGAGCAAGGTCTGGCGAACGGTGACTTATCGCCTGGCGACGCCGGAAGAACAGGCTGGTACGGCGCGCAGCTGCACCAACGGAATATTTCAGGAGTGCCGCAACAGCGCGGCTATGAAGCGAGTATTGATGGTTTGGGGGAGGGTAGGTGTATGAAATTATTTGAGATGGAAGGTTTTCTGCGTGGTAAGTGCTTTCCAGGTGACATGAGGGTTAACGAAACGAACGCCGAATACCTGGTGCGTAAATTTGCTGAAGCGGATGTCAGGTGCGCGGCGCTGGCTGCGGAGAATGCGGGGCTGAAGGCTGCAGCAATATTTCTGGCTGATGAGGCCGCTGAAATCTATCGGCGCTGGAATTTAATCCAGCAGCCGGACGGCGACATTATCGATATGCAGACAATTAGTGAATTGAAGTGTGCATGTCATGAAACCCCGACAACAGACGCAATCCTGGCTGAAGTGCGGGCGCAGGGTGTGGATGAACTCGCCGAATTATATCTCACACTCGCACGCCATGAGGCTAACCGAAGCATAGCTGAAAGTTGGCGCGAGTCCGCTCGATTCGCAAAAGACCACGCCGACCAGATTCGCAAAGGAGTGCAGTCATGAAACTGAAAATGCACACTCCGGACGGATCGGTGATTGTCGAAAGTAACCTTGTAACGCAGTTCTACCCTGATTTCGAAAGCGGCGGCGAGCTGACCACCATCGAAACGGTATCGGCCACAGGAGACACTTTCTCGGTGAAAGTAAAGCACTCGTTTATGCAGGTGACGAGCGCACTGGCTACAGCCTGGAGCGTTGACGAAAAGAAAGCAGAAGGAGCCGCCCAATGAGCAACATCGACATACGCGCATTATTAGGCGTGCCGAAACACGCAAATCAGCATCGCCTTTCTCGTCTGACTATGGAAGTGCATACCGATGAACTTCGGATTATGGCGTCAGCAGTAGAGAGCTATACCGACGAGTTGATTGCAGCGCTTGAAGCCGCAGAGAAGCGGATTGCTGAACTGGAGGCGCGGGACGTTAAGCCTGTTGCGTGGTTACGTGAAAGCGCTTTGAAAGATATTCATACAGAAGCATGGACGCCAATTATTCATATGGAAAGTGAGCGCATGGGGGCGGATTTAACAGAATCGTATGGCGTGAACTATATCCCGCTATACACCGCCCCGCCAGCGCCAGTATCTGTGCCTGATGAAATGACGATGCAAAAAGCACTTTCAGCAATCGATCAACTGTCTTGGCAGGAATGCACAAGAGACGCTTACATGCTTGGCTGGAACGCCTGCCGCGCCGCCATGCTTCAGGGTGCCGAAAACGCCGAGTCGCGCTGCACCATCCAGACCGCGCCAGCACTGGATTCTTTGCCAAAAAATGCCGAGTCGCGCTGCAGCAACTCTCCGGTGATTCCGGATGGTGGCGAGCATGGGTTCTGCCAGAGGCACCAGGATACCAGGAGACTTACACATCCGTATAAGCAACTCTTGACCTATCCTCCTCGGCCTTCAACGTACTGCCCTAAGTGCGACCCTGAAGTGGCTGAGTGGGTTGAGCTGGATAAGCAGCTTAGGAAAGATAATTAACAGGTTGTGATAAAAATAATTAGGCACCGTTGATTATGCATGACGATGCCTATTATTTTATTGTTAGCATTGGTTGTTCTAATGTGTGCTAATCATCGTTTGGCTTATCTCTAATTTCTTTTATTCTATTGATAAATTGTATATTTAATTGCTCTTGTCCATGTATCACAACTCCGAGGAAAAGTTCAGGGAGTGATTCTTTAAGCCTATTTAAGGTGCCTTCAAGATCGTAGTTTATTTTGGTAACATCATTAAGTTTTCTGGATAATTCTTGATTGGTTGCAAAGTTCTGTGAAGCCTCCTGTGTTTTTTGGTTAAGGAGGTTTTTTACTTCCTGATAATCGTCAAGCATTTTTTCTGCTTGAGAGAGCTTTCCTTGCAGTACGCTATGCTCAGCTTGAAGGGACTGATACTTCTCCTTCAGGCTTGAGCTTTCATCTTTAGTTTCTTGTATTTGCGCCTTAAGTTGCTGGACGGTTAACTCTTCATTTGCCAACTCTCGATTAAAAGCGATTGAAGCTCTTGCTCTTAGTTGCTCGGTATCAATCTTATTTAGGAGGTTCAGTTTTATTCTGGAGTAGTTCTTTCTAATCACATAGCTTAAAGGTCTATTTTGAGCAAAAGTGACAATGGCAGAAAAAACGGGAAGGATAATTAATATTATACCTGTCATAATGGCTGGATATCCTAGGCTAGTTCTAATATCCGAATTTTGAGCTATCCATCCGATTTTATCTTCGATATTCTTATCACTGAAGATGGTAATAAGAATGCTTTTCCAGTTAAATGCAACCCATGAGAAAGCATAAGCGCCAATGATGGGGTTTTTAATCCGTTCTAATGCATTTGCCTTTGACGCTGCTAATAGTTCCTTAAAAAAATCAAGCATTTCTTTCCCCAGAAAATGGATGTGTGTTCATTTTTGTTAAGAAAACAGAAAGTTATCATAGAAAACTAAGTATTGGAATTGTGGTTTGATTTTCAATAATCAACCAGCCATAATTAAGTCATCGGAGCCTGAACAACTCCGGTGACTTCTGCGCATTTAAGGGGACTTAAATGCGACCACAATCTGAACTCCTCACCTTGTCACAGATGCTTATCGGCACCTGCGATTTTCTGCATTCTGCGGTTTCCGTTAAGGAGGCCGTATGACTCTGCCAGTAGACGGCATCAAACTCCATCGCGGTAACTTCGCGGCCATAGGCCAGCAGATTCAGCCATTGCTGGATGCCGGGCAATGCTTCCGCCTTCAGGTTAAGCCATGGCGCGAGAAGCGCAGCCTGTCGCAGAACGCGCTCAGCCACATGTGGTACACGGAAATCAGCGAATACCTGATTAACTCCGGACGCACCGACGCGTCTCCGGAGTGGGTTAAGCGCAACCTCAAAAAAACCTATCTCGGCTGCGAAGAGGTGACTTACACCGATTTCATCACTGGCGAGAAAACTACTACCTGGGAGCCGCGCCACACCGCCGACCTCGATACCGGGGAGATGCATATCTTCCTCGTTAAGGTTGAAATGTGGTGCGCTCAGTTCGGCCTGGCTCTGACAATCCCG